AATAAACTCCGTTTACAGCTTCAACTTCGTTACTCAACTGATTGAACCATACACCTTCGCCTATCCAAGCCACATTTATTCGAGTATGTGTCTCCTACTTAAAGAGCGTTGACAACCAACAGCTCCACACTTACGACTCGAGTGCGAGTGAGTTTTCGTACTGTGGCTAACTGTTATATGCCCACATCGAGGGCATTTGTATCTTATACATGGGTCTTTCATGACTTTTTGACGCACATCTTACGCTTAAAGTCATATCTATATCCTTTGCGACATTTTGGTTTTCCGTTGGACCAAAATGGCTTCAACGTTTGCGGGGATCTGGATGAACCAGATTTACCCCCTCGAGAGGATTTAGTGCCATCTGGCGTCTTCGGTATCTGCCTACCAGGAGGTCCTGGTAACGTCATATCCTGACCAGATGACTTTTTTTGTTGCTTCAATACAGCTTCCATATACGTGACCATTATCCCAGGAGGATCGTCAGTTAACAATAAAGGCCAAATGACCTTTAAAACTGATTGCGGTCGAGCAAAACCAAAAGCGGCTTTGCCAACAGTATATCCAATTTTTCCCGCACCAGGTACCAAAGCAATAGACAACCCATGTTTAGAAACTTCATGACGCCTCGTCATGGTTGTCCCAGCTTAATTGGTATCCACAGCAACGTGTAACCCATGTGTTGAATCAATATTATGTTCCCTAAAACCTTGTCCTAATAACTCTCTAAAATCTTGATATAATCCCATTCAAACACCCACCATTAGGAGGATTGAGTCGGAGTTTATACCGCAACTCACAGCCACAATCAAAAAAACATATTTCCAGAAGTGATCTGGTAGTTTTCCTTCAGTAGTTAAATTCAACTTCATGCCATGTCCTTACAAAGAACCTTGCCCAATACTGTTACTTCCAAAAAGCCAGCACCTTCTTGGGGTAAAAAGTAACGACATAATCCAGCCGGTACAAATGCTGTGTAACTAATTGTACCACCAGTCGTCTTAGATACACCGAATCCCTCAACGTTCATAAAAATTGAATCTCCGTTATCGTCTAGATCATACGGTGGTTTTTCTAATTCTAAGTCTTCTGCTATATCAATGACTTCTCCAGTTGCTTGATTACCACTAGAAATCAAAGCAGCTAAAGGATTAGAAGGACCTGAAATTGTTTCAGCAGTAGTAGGCGTAACAACTTCCATACGGTCTAAATTGTATGAATGAATCATTCCTACACTTTTGTAATAACCAGAACTACCTGCAGCAGCTCCAGTTACAACGTTTTCATCACAAATATGTAAATTAAAAGAATCTGCCCAAAAATCTAAGGCAGGGTCTACAGGAATACCCTCTTCATAAATCGGCGTGGTAGCCAATTGTGTATATGTCCATTCACCGCCATCAATAATATGAGGATTAGGATAACCTGTTGCTGGATCAACTGGACCAGAATAGGTCAAAGGATCCAAAACATTTACCCCAACCGCTGAATCGTCCATACGTGAATCCAATAATGGTCGAATAGTCTTACCATATCGGCCTTTTTCTTCGCTTTCAACACCGGCGTTATCAAACATAATATTTCTATATGCATGAAATTTCCTAAAAGAATTCCTCATTTTCCACGTATTCGGAGCGGTCTGCATCACAACGGATTGACTTGCACCTAATGTCCATTTGAAGTTACACATGTAACCCATAATATGTCCATCCCTAGATGTGATCTCTTCGTTCTTAGCATTAACTCGAGCTAAATCTCTGGCAATATTGATATATCCACTAGTTAAATTACTAATAGTGCCATCAATAGTCTTCGACGTAGGATAATATAATTTGTCTTCCATATCTCCAATAGGAGAGGCTAACCCTGTATAAAGTATATCCTATATTCTACCATGAATACGTAAACACCTGGCGCATTGCTTGGTCGTTCGTCTGTAACCGATATCAATTTTCGTATTACATCCAGTCCTGGAACATGTTATCATATAAGCCGGGTATAGCTCTGTGCATATAAACGCATCCCGCCCCATATCCGCGGGCTTCCCTAGTACCGGTGGTACTTCTTCCCGTCTTGCGATTTTTTCACTCCTTCGGGGTGTCGCTAGACTAACCCACCGGGGGTCATTGCTTTTTAGAGTCCCCGGTTAAATGTTTCATAAATTGGTCAATAACCAAACATTCTTTCAAATCGGTGAACTGGGTCTTCATAGTTCTCCCATTTACCGTATTTAATATCAAAAAATGTGGGGACGGGCTGGCCTTCCCAAACCAGCTCCGCCTCCGTTGTCTCCTTCGTACGTGCCTTGCCGTCCTTAGCAGCCTGTTTAGATTTCTTCCGATCAAAGTATGATCGTCGTCTTGTCTTCAGATGCTCTCTGTATTCGGATTTCGTGAAAAACACTCCACCGTCAATTAACTGATCATGTGGAACTGCAAAAGTACAATCCCAACAATCACAATAAACTCCGTTTACAGCTTCAACTTCGTTACTCAACTGATTGAACCATACACCTTCGCCTATCCAAGCCACATTTATTCGAGTATGTGTCTCCTACTTAAAGAGCGTTGACAACCAACAGC